GCTATCCAAAACCAACAGCTTTCGATGATGATTCTGGAACGCACTATGGAACATCGGTCCTTCGTTTAAATTCACCGACATGGTTGACACAAGAAGGAACGGCTGACGAGGTAGCAAGAGCCTTTTTTGAAGGGTTTAAATCAATTAGTTTTAGGAACTATGAGGTTGGAGACACTACCGGACAGAGCAAAGTTTCATCAAGATACGATTTGCCGATTACGTTTAGAAATATCGAATCCGGAAACTATCATAGAGCCATCCACACAAGAAATGGTGAGAAACTAGGGTCTAAAATGTACGATATTCTAGCGGAGTCCGATGCTTCATACGAAGTTTCGCTTGATTATGAAACAAGCCAATTGATGCTTGACATTGTGCATGGAGTGAACCGAGCATCATCACAGACTGATCCTGAAATCAATCCAGTTGTACTTTCAACAAGAAACGGAACTATTAAAGAAGCTTCATTCGTAAAGAGCAACACCGACACGAAGGATGTAGTGGTTCAATGTTCACAATCTGAAGAACAGACACTCATTTTGATAAATCAGAAGCCGAATGCAATTGGAAGATTCGTATTCCAAAATATGTCATCGAATCAAGGTGATTATATCAAAGAAGAAACAGTTGATAAGCCATCAGCAGATAAGCAACATAAACTTGCGGTTCTTGGTGATGCAACAACAGTTCTCTACAATGCAAGGGATAAAGTCAACGTGGAAGTTGATACGGACACAGGTTCTTATCGATACATGGAAGATTTTGACCTTGGTGATATAATTTCATTAGATATTCCAGAGATTGACCTATCGGCAGATGTGGAAATCTCTGAAGTTCACGAAGTAGTAAAAGAAGGAGCTTGGAGTTTGTCTCTTACACTCGGAACTCCGTTGATTAGAAAGAGAGGAATTTAAGAAATGCAAGGATTTCCATTCGACTCGTATTTGACTTGGAATGAAGAAACGCATCTTCCATCCTATGACAGAGGTGTTTCGTCCAAGCCTCTTCGAAATCTTATTGGACAGTTATTCACAACAGGTGTTATGCCTAACCCATCAAACAATCTTCAGGTTCATGCCGGAACAGATGGAATGACAGTTGTTGTATCTCCAGGATTTGCCGTTATTGAAGGTGGATTGTGTTTGGAAGAGAATTCAAGAACTCTCGCAATCACGGCATCCGACCCACAGTTCGACCGAATCGACACAGTTGTTGTTCGTTGGAATGAGAATGATTCAGTAAGAACAGCCGACCTTCATGTTGTTCAGGGTGTACCGGCTCAAAATCCTATCAGACCAACTCTGACTCGTGAGGGTTCTATCTATGAGATAGGAATTGCCGACATCTTCGTGACAAAAGGTGTAACAACCATCACCAACGAGAAAATCACGGACACTCGAATGGAGAGTGCTCGATGCGGAATAGTATCATCGGTCAGCGAATGGGACACAACAACCATCTATCAGCAGATACAGGGCGAACTAGCGAAGTTCAAGAGCGATGAAGAGGTCGCATTTGCGAATTGGTTCGACTACATGAAAGACCAGTTGTCAGAAGATGCGGCAGGAAGATTGCAGGCGGAGGTTGATGATTTGGACAATGCCAAAGCAGATAAGACAGAAATCAATGATTTGGCAACAGAGAAAGCAGACAAGACAGAAGTCAATCAGTTGGCAACAGACAAGGCAGATAAAACTGCACTTGAAACAGAAACATTGACAAGAGCAAGTGCAGATTCTGATTTAAATTCTGCAATTGCAGTTGAAAGAGCAAGAATTGACAACATTGCATCTTTGCCAAGTGGCTCAACAAGTGGAGATGCAGAATTAATTGATATTCGTGTAGGTGAAGATGGAACTATTTATCAAAGTGCAGGTGATGCAGTAAGAGGACAAGTTTCTGATTTAAAGGGCCATTTAAATGCTATTCGAGAAGTTTATTTAGACCCTGGGGCATTTACAAATGGGAAGTATCTAAATGGTGTTGGTGGTCTAAGTGATGATGCAGGGTCAAAGGTTAGCGATTTCATGTATGTTGGGAATCGAGTAACCGATATAGTTGAATTAAAAAATGTGTTTGCAAGAGGCTCAAGGGCAGCTTGTGCAATTTATAATTCAAGTCAGACTTTTATTAGATATGTCGGAACTGGAACCGAAACAACAAATTTTACTATTATATTAAATCCCGATGAACAATACATAAGGATTACTGCTAAAATTGCAGACACTCCAAGAGCATATTTTAACAAAATCATAAGACGAGCAAACGCTTATGTATCAAATGCTAATGGTGATGACTCAAACGATGGTACATTGTATGCGCCTTATAAAACCATTCAGAAAGCCGTAGACAACGGGCATAAAAACATTTTTGTAGATGCAACAAGTGAATATAGCAATAGAGTCTATCTGCACAATTTGAGTGATATAACAATTCAGCCGTGGTATTACAGAACATATGATACAAGTATGCCTGACAATACCAAAATTAAGATTAACTGCAACAACAGTATAAATAGCGGTGTAATCTTAAATCAGTGTTCAAATATCACACTCATAGGGATTGAAACATTTAACACAACACAATATGGATTCTCCTTTACAAATTGTGAAAACCTCAAATGTTTCTCTTGCGTTACTCATGATACTTTCATGGACGGATTTAAGCTGACGAATGTTGATGGTGTCTTTGAAAATTGTATCGCTTACAATGTTGGAGATTCATCGCTTGAACATGCGGATGGCTTTAACATCCACGGATATGGAACAACATCATTCAAAAATTGTATTGCTCACGATTGCCTTGATGATGGGATAAGTCATCACGATGCTTGCACAGGAGTAATTGATGGTGGTGAGTATTACAACTGCGGTAAAGGTGGTGTAGCAAGTCCTACACACGGAGCGCAGATTAATGTATACAATGTAAGAAGCCATCATAACGCTTATGGTTTATATACGGCACTTGAAGAAGGCAAAACGCAGAAGAACAGCATCATATCTAACTGTTTGTTTCACGATAATTCCAATGCAGGCATTCTCGCTAATGGATATACGCTCATAGGATTCAACAATGTATTGAGGAATAACGCAAGAGGCACGCAGACATTAAGTGACGGTACTTATATTATTTATGAATCAAATCAATAGATCTTTAAATCAATAGAGGCGGAACATGACAACAAAGTATTTTATCCGAAATCATCATATCGCTACCATCCCGCTTCTGACTGGTATACTGGTTGCCGCAACATTCCTCGCCGGGTGCTCTGCTGCGACAAAAGTTGCCAGCCAGACAGCCGTTGAATCACCGCACCTCTACTGGAAAGACATCGATGTTACTGTCACTGATATAGAGAAATACCAATGGTTCGCTGGAACCAACTGGTACCGTGTCACAATCCATGTTCACAGTGATGAATACAATCTTGACGGAGAATACACCGACAAGAGTTCGGGCGCGTCTGGTTGCCCTGCGAGCTGGAACTATAAAGACGGAGATACGGTCAAAGCCGAAATGTATTCATGGGTCCTCGACTCTACGGGTGAGGTGGTACGTCGCACAATCAACAAGATATACTAAAATGACGTTGTAAAATCGCTTCAAGAGCCTGCAATATTGTAGGCTCTTTTTTACTTGTATACAATAATTTATTTGTAAAATGTTTCACAAATGTTTCACGATGTTTCACAGACAATCGAACGCATCTAATACGGGATACACAGGTTCTGGAACTGCTATCGACATAAGACCAAGACGTTTGAATTCCGTAGTTTGGAGAAGAACAGCATAGAAAGGGAGGAGACAACCCTCAAGAAGTCTCAATAATATACATTAAAGGCAATCGCAAGGTTGCCTTTTTTACTTTTATCTAAATAAGTTATATAATAATTTTAGAAAGGAGCATTAAAATGATAAATTGGAAAGTAAGAATTAAAAACCCATATTTTTGGGGGCAGATTGCACTCACGATTATTGTTACTATAATCGGATACGCAGGAATTAGCGGTGCAGAAATCACAACATGGAAGAAACTATTCGATTTAATCGCAATGGCACTTTCAAATCCATATTGCCTTTTCTTGGTGGTGGTTTCGGTAATTAACGCAATCAACGATCCTACAACAAAAGGACTCAAGGACAGCCAGAAGGCTCTCACATACGAAAAGCCAAAGGAGGACAAGTAATGGTACCTATTATTGTTGACTTAGACACAGACGATTACACACATATGAGTAACAAGGTGAATAAATATATCGTTATTCACTACACAGGAAACGCTACTGATACTGCAAGAAATAATGCTAAATATTTTAAAAATGGTAAAAGAAATGCTTCTGCTCATTATTTTGTTGATGCCAACGAAATTGTACAAATCGTAAAAGATTCAGATGCTTCTTGGGGTGTTGGCAAGAAATACGGAAATGCAAGACTCTGGGGCAAATGCACAAATGCAAACTCAATCAACATTGAAATGTGCTCAACCAATGGAAAGATTGATGATGCGACAATGAAGAACACGGCAGACCTTGTTCGTTCGCTTATGGCAAGATACAACATTCCAATTCAGAATGTAGTTCGCCATTATGATGTCTGCGCAAAAAGATGTCCGGGTTGGGATGGTTGGCTTCCAAACAATGAGTCAGAATGGAACAGACTTATTGCTATGATTCAGAACACAGTTCCAACATCAGCAGAAGAACGTCAGCTTGTTCCTATTCCACAGCCTAGTGGAGTTTCAGGTGTTCTCTACAAGGTTACAACTCCGGCATTGAATGTCAGAAAAGACCCTAACGCATCTTCCGCAAAACGTGGATGCATTCGAGACATGGGAACTTACACCATCACAGAGATTTGTGGAAATTGGGGCAAACTTGCTTCTGGTATGGGTTGGATTTGCCTTGATTATGCGAAGAGAGTTGGAGGAGTTGAACCTACACATACACCTACACCTACACCACAGCCTACACCAGCACCATCAGGTAATCCTATTATTGCAGAAGGACAGCAACATTCAATCAACTTCACAGGTCAGCATATAGCCGTTGACGGAAGCAGAGGACCAGAAACAAGAAAACAGGCGGTCAAGGTAGTTCAGACGGCTCTTAATTTAGATTACGGCGCAAGGCTCGCCGTTGATGGTTCATGGGGACCGGCTACACAGAGAGCCTTCGGTTCACACTACGTCAAAAAGGGAGAAAGACAATATCTCGTCACAGCCGCCGAGATTTTATGCCTCTTAAACGGCAGAAACCCGAACGGAGTGGAATGCCCTGGCCATTTTGGAAACGGATTGAAATCAGCTTCTGGAGCAGATATTCTTCGAGTTGATTGGTTTAAGAGAATGACACAGTAATATTAAAAAATAAATAAAAAAGAAAAATGGATTTGATTTTTCACTCTAGTAGATTTAATATATATACGAAGTGAAAGTCAAATCCATTTCATATAAGCATATTTTAACCCCTTTAAGTATGCAAACAATAGTTACCCTTTTAAGGACGGATGTGGATAGAGCAAATCTTTATTCCTCTTTGTGATTGGCTCAATCTTCATCCAACAGTTTAAGAGAGGAATCCAACGGAGAAATGAATACAGACACAACGATTTCGTGGCTTTTCATTTGTTCTGTGGTTACACTAGCGAGCAATCTATTCGGTATTTATTTTGCGTTTTTTAACAAGAAAGTTAAAGAAAGAGAACGTGACGAAGCGACTCAACAGAAGATTGATAAGAAGTTTGAAGAATTCCGGATCAGGTCCGAAGCCAAATCCGAGGAAGAAAGCCAGAAAAGAATCAATGATGAAAAAAACTTTCTTCAAATAAATCTGAAATTAGATACGTTTAATAGTGAATTGCGGACAATGGCTCGAAATTCAGACAAGACATCAAACATATTGAACCAACTCCAACAGCACATAGTCTTGAACGATTCGAGACTTGACAATCACGATAAAGTGCTTGAGGACCATTCAGAGAGGATTCATCGACTTGAGGAAAGCAACAATAATGAAAAAAACCATTGATAAGCATACAGACTCTTTTGGAGTCGATGCTTCCATCTATATTTTAGAGAAACACAATAAGCGCCTTTTCTGGCTACTCACTGTTTGTATATTGGCTTTAATTATTACAAATGTAGCATGGTTTTACTATGAAAACCAATTCAAAATAGAAGAAATCACAACAGAAGTTGTTCAGGAAGTAGACTCTGGAGAAGGTGGAGACGCAATCATCTATGACGGAGTGGAGGTTCAAAATGGCACGAGCAAGACAGACAGTAAGGACAACAATTAGAAGAAGAGTTCCAAAGAACAGCGGAAGCCGAAAGGGTAAAGTTAAGAAGACAAGAAAAAAATGAGAAGACAACAGACGGACTCGGACATCACTCGAGAAGAGATTGAAGAAGTTATCGAAAAATATATTGTTTTACATTTGAATGCAGAAAGAAATCGTAGTATACTCAAAAGAAGAATGATAGATGGATTATCTCACGAGCAACTTGCCGAAGAATTCGACTTGTCTGTTCAATCGATCCAGAAGATTCTTTATAAGTATGAACCGATTGTTTTTAAACATCTTTCTATATGATTATCAGATATGTCCCCATATTAGTTCTCCTATATACACCCATTTAGGGAAAGAGTCAACCGAAAAGGTTGGCTCTTTTCTTTATGCAAAAAGTAGTAGAAAAATAGTAGTTTTATTGATTTTTAAAGCTTTTATAAACTCCTACTATATAGATATGAGGTGGGTAAGATATAATCCAAATCCAATTAAAAACAATGCCGGAGATTGTGTTGTTCGAATGATGACTTTGGCGGCTAATGAATCGTGGGAAGAAAGTTATTCTCGCCTAGCTTTGAAAGGACTAGAAATGGGAGATATGCCATCAGCCAACATCGTTTGGATGGAAATCTTGGAGGAATTAGGCTTCAAGAGATACAATCTGCCGTCTTTTTGTCCGAATTGCTACACGTTCGATGATTTTTGCCGAGAACATCCAGAAGGATTGTTTGTTCTAGGGACCGGAACTCATGTTGCTACTGTTTGCAACGGAAAACTGTATGATTCTTGGAATTCTTCGTTTGAAGTTCCGATAATGGTGTTTAAACAAGTAGATTATGAAAGAGAGGACTAAAACACTATGAATTTTCCAACATACAACGGAATGCAGAATCCTGGTATTTATCCACAGCCACAGCCTATTCCAAATTATGCTCCAAACCCAACTACATCACCACTTATGAATCAGAACATGGCGCAGAGTCCTTTTAATTGGGTTCAGGGAGAAGCCGGAGCAAAAGCCTATCCGGTTGCACCAAATGCCGTGGTTGAACTTTGGGATTCGGAATCCGACACAATTTATATCAAATCAGCAGACAGAACCGGAATGCCGTCAATTAAGGTGTTAGACTATCGTGTGCGAAACGAAGCGCACAATGGCTCAAATTCCGTTCTAAATACTTCTAGTGAGGAAATTATCACTCGAAAGGATTTAGAGGAATTAAAGGACGAAATAGAAGCACTCAAAGGGCAAATAGCGAAGATTAAACCTTGTAAATGCTCGAACGAATCTCACAAGAGAGAAAACAATCTTGTGAAAGGTGGAAACGGAGGGAACAAACGATGAACGATCCATTCGGAAGCATTCAGGGAATGATTGGACAGTTCAAAGGATTCATGCAGAATCCAACACAGTTCATGATTCAGCGAAAGTTGAACATTCCTCCAGAACTAATGAACAACCCAAACGAAGCCATTCAGTATTTGATGAATAGCGGAAAACTCACACAGGAACAGTATAATTGGGCGGTTCAGCAAGCAAAACAGATTGAAAACAATCCACAGTTTGCTCAATTCCTTAATGGAATGAATAAAAGGCAATAAATTCGTGCACGAATATTGCAAAATACACTATCAAACCGGCTCATCATTTTTGATGAGTCGCTGACCTCAATCAATTAGAGGTAGAAAGGATGAAAAATGGCACTTGAAAACGACAACTCACTTGTAATGCCGGTTGGACCACTTTATGGTGGAAACGGCGGTGGTGGTTTCGGCGGTTTCGGTGGTGATTGGGGAAGCCTTATTGTGCTTTTCTTAATCGCCGCAATGTTCGGTGGATTCGGTAACGGATTCGGCGGTGGCTTTGGTGGAGGAAATGGAGACTTCCCTTGGCTTATGAGTGGACAGGCCGGAATCAACGCAAACACAAATGATGGCTTCAGGGATCAGATGCTTCAGACAGGAATCACATCAATCCGTGATGGAATCGGCAATCTTTCAACACAGCTTTGTGGATGTTGCGGAGATATGCAGATGGCTCTTGCGAATGGATTCAGCGGTGTAGAGCAGGGAGCAAATGCTCGTCAGATTGCTAATATGCAGACAGCCTTTGGACTTCAGAATGCTATGAACCAGGGATTCAATGCGCTTGGCACACAGTTATCTGATTGTTGCTGTGAAAATCGTCTTGCTACTTGCCAGACACAGAACATCATTCAGAATGAGGGCAATCAGACACGTTTCGCAGATGCTAACAACACAAGGGACATCATTCAGAGTCAGACACAGGGAACGCAGGCCATTCTCGACAAGTTGTGCGCTCTCGAATTAGATGGCTATAAGAGGGAGAACGATAATCTTCGCACACAGCTCAACATGGCAACCTTGAGAGAATCACAGACAGCGCAGAATGCTTTCATTCAGCAGGGATTCTCTGATGAAGTGGATCAGTTGTACAACAGATTGAGCAATTGCCCTGTTCCTTCAACTCCGGTTTATGGTAGAACTCCAATCTTCACTTGCAACGGCAACAACGGATGTGGATGTGGCTGTGGTAATGGATTTTAAGGAAGGAAGGTGATTCTATATGCCAGAGTTTACTTATAACCCTGTTCAGCTCGTTCAGCCAAATCAGCCGGTGCTTTTGAATACTTCTATTCCTTGCACAAAAGGCTACATTTTCCATAGAAATGAGTCTGGGATTGTAACTCTTCGAGGAATCGTCAATAATCCTTCCGGATGCTTTGCACGTTATGTGGTCAATTTTAATGGTAACATTGCCATTCCAGAAGGTGGAACTGTTGGACCAATTGCGGTTGCACTTGCAATTGATGGAGAACCAATTCTGACAAGCAGAGCAATTGTGACTCCGGCGGCCGCTTCTGAAGCACCACCTTCAACAGATAACTATTTCAATGTAACATCGACAGCAATTATCACAGTTCCAAAAGGATGTTGCTTCAATGTTTTAGTTGAGAATGTATCTGAAGCACCAACCGGTGGAGTTGCTCCGGCAATTAACGCACAGAACGCAAATCTCACAGTCTCAAGGATTGCATAGAAAGAAAGGAAATGAAGATGGGAAAATATCATAAGATTGAGAAAATGCTCGATGAAGAACTCGACAAGATTTCTGCGCAGGGCAAACTCGGAACAAGTTCCCTTGAAGTCGGTGACAAAGTGGCTCATTTCCTCAAGTCTATCAAGACGATTGAGGCAATGGAAGAAGCTGACGAGGGAAGTTCTTATGACTATCCAATGATGGATGGTGGTAGAAGCTACAACTATGACGGAATGTCCTATGCTAGAGGAGACGGCAGAGGAAGAGGCCCAAACGCAAGAAGAGATTCTCGTGGAAGATATTCTTCTCGTGGTGGATATTCTCGTGAAGGTGGTTATAGCGGAGACAAGAACGAACTCATGATGGAACTTGAAGAGTTGAAAAGCAAAATCAACGAAATGGAGGATTGATGAATAATGCCTACAAGTGAAGAACTTCTGGATGCACTTGAACAATGCCAAGAAATGCCATCAAATTTTGATACTTGTCTTCGGATAATGGTTTTTGACTATATATTAAAGAACGTCAAGAAGGAATCGGTTGAAAACGGAATAGTTCCAGAAAGCGAAAACGAATCCGAGTTTCGGAAGATAGCAAGGACTACTGATCCGGAACACTTATTCAATACGATGGATGACCTTGTTGGATGTGTCCAAGTTCTTGACTCAAGGCTCTATCAATCGTTTCTTGTTAAGCTCCAGGAAGGAAGGGAATAAACCCTTCCTTCTTTTTTTGTTGCGTGAACGCATAATAAACTATGCGAACGCAAAGATAATCTTTAGATTCTCGAAGATTTAAAACTTTTTTGAAAAAAGTGTTGACTATGTGACACATAGGTGATACAAGGATGTGAGGTTAGCACCATCAAAAATCTTTTGGTCAATCACGGATGTTCTCTTCCGGCAATGAAACGCAAAACTTCAAACGAAGGGAAAACGGAAGCCAAAGAATCAAACTATGAATTGCCAGGTGCGGTGTTTAAGGCTTGTATGAACCAAGTGGAGAGTCTTCAAAAAGATATTGAATCGATAGATGCTGAAATTCTAAAACTTCAGGATCAGAAGGATAAACTTGTGGCTGAAAAAATGGACATAGAACATTTTTTAGGGAAAGGAGACAGTTAATGGAATTGATTTTGGTTTTGACGATAATTGCAAAGTGGTTTTTTGAAATAATTGGAGTTGGATGCACTATCACCACACTTGTTGTTGTGGCATTGGTTATTAAGTGGACAAAGGAGGATTCAAAAAGTGAAAAGAGATAAAAGAAGCACTAGAGAGAAGAGAAAAGCGGAAATGCATCGAGCCACAATTCAGGCAGAAATGGAAAAGCATTATTCACGTTTCACGACAGCTGATGTTAAAAAGGCCGCCGGATATGTTCCAAGATATTATTCGAGTCCAGACATCAACACAGAAAAAAGAGAACCCTAAAAAGGTTCTTTTTTTCTAAATATCACTTGTAATATATTACAAGTATGTTATAATATTTTACATAGAGAGGAGGGAAACAGAATGTTTAAGAACCTAAAGGTTGAACTTCTGAAGAAAGACATGAATCAGACCATCTTGGCTGAAGAAATAGGAATGAGTTATTCATCTTTCTACAACAAGATGATTGGCAAGACAGATTTCACACGATCCGAAATGGTTCGAATCAAAGAGAAACTAGGAACTGATTTAACTCTTGACGAACTATTCCAGAAAGAAGGGGATTGATGAAATGGTCGAAATGGAAGTTTTGAAGAGCCGAAACGATTGGTTAAAAGGCAGAGGACACACAATCGGCGGAAGTGATGCAAGTTCAATTCTAGGTGTCAATCCTTGGATGACGAATGCTAATCTTTATCGGATAAAAGCCGGAGAAGAGGAGCAAGAAGACATATCTGACAAGGACATTGTAAAGTTTGGTATAAATGCCGAACCACTTATGCGAGAAATGTTCAAACTTGACTATCCGGAGCTTGAAGTTTTCTATGTTGAAAACAACATTTGGCACAATGACAAATATCCTTTCGCACACGCATCTTTGGATGGATGGTTGAAGGACAAAGACGGAAGAATGGGAATCTTTGAGAACAAAACTGTGAACATAATGAACAGCACACAGTTGGAACATTGGAAGGATTCGATCCCGGATTATTATTACTGTCAGTTGCTCCATTATTTCCTGGTTACCGAGTTTGAATTCGCTATTTTAAAGGCAAGACTCCGTTGGGAGAAAACCGAAGACAAAGAAGTGTATTGTCAGATAAGGCACTATCGAATTGAACGAGAAGAAGTGAAGGATGATATTGAATACTTAATGGAAGAGGAGAAGAAATTCTTCGAGAAACTAAAATCCGGCGAGCATCCATCACTTAAATTGCCGGAAATTTAAAGAATAATAGGAGACGAACAATGGAACTAAAAATCAAAGAAGTTCAGCTCCCAGAGAAGATTGAATTCAACTTTGAGGAACTGAAGACAGAACTTACAACAAAGGTTCACGACTATGAAGTGATGGTCTACACAGAAGACCAGGTCAAGGAAGCCAAGACAGACAGAGCAAATCTCAACAAACTGAAGAAGGCTCTGAACGATGAAAGAATCAGACTCGAAAAAGAGTACATGAAACCATTCAATGAATTCAAAGGACAGATTAACGAAGTTATTGGAATCATTGATAAGCCAATCGCAATTATTGATACGCAGGTCAAAGGCTATGAAGAAAAGAAAAAGGATGAGAAGCGAGACAAAATCATTGAACTTTGGAATTCAAAAGAAAAGCCGGAATTCTTGGATGAATTTGACCTTTTCGATGATAGATGGCTCAATTCTTCCGTTTCAATGAAGAAGGTTGAAGAAGACATTGACGGAATCATCAAAAAGACTATGGATGAAGTCAAGATCATTGAGGAACTTCCGGAATATAGTTTCGAATCTTTGGAAGAATACAAGAGAACACTCGACCTTTCAAAGGCTATTTCTGAAGGGAAGAGACTTGCTGACATCCAGAAGAGAAAAGAAGAAGCCGAACGTCAGAAAGTCGAGCTTGAAAAGGCTATGAAAGAGGAAGAAGAGCGCATTCAGAACGAACCTTCCAAGGAAACTGAAAGTGTTCCGGTTGTAGAAGAAACAACACCAACACAGGCAGAAGAGAATGAAACACCAAGAACATGGATTGGTTTCAAGGCTTATCTCTCAAAAGAGGAAGCACATGAACTTGGTGAATTCATAAAGGCACATAACATTAAGATTCAGCAGATTTTGATTTAGGAGGACAAAGAAATGGCTGTAAAAAACAATTTAGCAAACAGAAATCAGAAAGCAAGCCTCACGGCTTATCTCACAAATGATGCCGTGAAAAATCAGATTAACAACGTAATCGGTGGAAAGGATGGTCAGAGATTTATTTCTGCCATTATTTCAGCGGTTCAGACAAATCCGGCTCTTCAGGAATGCACAAACCCAAGCATTCTTTCGGCCGCACTCTTGGGAGAATCCTTGAAACTTTCACCTTCTCCACAGTTAGGCCATTATTACATGGTCCCATTTAATGACAGACAGAAAGGGAAAGTTGCACAGTTTCAGCTTGGATATAAAGGATATATTCAGCTTGCAACACGTTCTGGACAGTACAAGAAGTTGAATGTCCTTGCTATCAAAGAAGGAGAACTTATTCGTTTCGATCCTTTGAACGAAGAAATCGAAGTGAACCTTATTGAAGATGAAGAACTTCGTGAGAAGACACCTACAATCGGCTATTATGCAATGTTCGAGTACACAAACGGATTCAGAAAGGCTATCTATTGGAGCAGAGCCAAGATGGAAGCACACGCACTCAAGTATTCTGCCGGATATAGAGCAAAGAAAGGATATACTTTCTGGGAAAAGGATTTCGATGGTATGGCTTATAAGACAATGCTCCGTCAGTTGATTAGTAAGTGGGGCATAATGTCAATTGATATGCAGAAAGCCGTTGAATCAGACCAGGCGGTTATCAATGAGGATGGAACAAAGAGTTATGTTGACAATACACCGGACACACCAATTGATGCAGAAATGACAGAAGTTCCGGCTGAAGAACCAAAGGCAACAGAGAATACAACATCTTCTTCCGAGAACGATGTTGCAAACGAATTGTTCGGAGGGCAGAACTAATGC